CCGACGTCTTCAATCACCGCATAGCGTTCGTTAAATTCCGCGAGCGTTTGCCCCAACTCTTCCGCCGGGGTGTCGTCATCTTTTCCCGTGTTCTCGGCGGCCACCGCCTTGGCTCGGGCAATCTGCTTGATCGCATATTCGCGCGGCTGCCGGTGTTCCAGAACGCTTTCGCTGATCGGCCATTCCTTGTCCGTGATCAACGAGAAAATCGTGTTGTCGTCAACGCCCTTCCGGACCAAGTGGCAAACGGCATCGAACAGCCAAGCCGATCGGCTGTTGTCCTTTTCCTTGGGCTTCTCGCCCCTGCCGTTGGCAATGACAAGCTTATAATGATCTGACACGCCCCATTCGTCCAGCGCTGCCAGATCATAGACCGGGGCCACGTCATCAATTGAGACGTCGAACTTGGCGTTTTTGTTGTCAATGCTGCCCGGTGCTTCGGCCTTCAGGAATTGGCCCAGCTTGAACGTTGACGGGGTGCTTTGGACAATTTGCGTCCCCCGCTTGACGCGGCCCCGCTTGCGCTTCCGTGCGTCCGGGATGTTCCACGTTCCCGGCAACCTCATGATCCGGTCAAGGTTGTGGCAATTGTCCCCGCCCAACTCGATTTCAAGCTGTCGGTTAAAGCCTGCGATGTCATCGGCCATCGCTTCGGTGCCGTCCAGCTTGAACGGCTTTTCCAATCGCCAATAGGCTTGGAACCCGCCGCCGCTGTCAACGACAATCGAGGGAACCGGGATGTCGCCCGGCGGTGACATCAACAGCTTCAGGATGCGTTGCCGCTCTTCTTCGAAGTCTTCGCCTTCGCTCGGGTCAACGTCAACGAAAAGGAATTCCATTGCCTCGATGTCAACGCGCTTCGCCTTCCGGTCGTCGCGGTGCCCGTGCAAGTTCGGGTGAAAATACAGGTTGAAGTGATCAATGTGCCGGGCAATGAACTTGCGAAGCAACTCTTCGTCCGCTGAGTTCAGGGCTTTGATCTTCGCGCTTTGCTTGGCTTCGTCCGGGTCAATAGCAACGAGCAACCAAGGCCCGTTGGGCCGTATCGTCTTCAAAAACTCAATTGGGTCAGACACGCGATAAGTTCCTTCCGATCCAGGCCGTTCGGCCAATACTGTCGGCAATGTTCAATCATGGTCGCCTTGTTCACTTGCCCGAGAACCTTGCAAGCGGTCTTCCCATCAAACAAAAGCCATTCAGTTCTACACTGGACAAGAACCCACACGTTGCCGCGCGCGGCCTGTCGCTGCATTATCCACGCCTTTTGCTGCACCGTGAAATGAGGGAAGCGGACCGGGGTTTCCGGTTTCTCGGGCCACTTCCGAAGCCATTTCAATTCAATCCAACCGTCGGCGAAGTTCACGTCGGGAGTTCCAACGCGGGCCGGGTTCTCAACTGCGATCGCGTGCAAATCTCGAAGCGCTGCGACAACCCGCTTTCGTTGATCCTTCTCGCTCATTTCACTTTTCCCCAATTCGGGCCAACTTCAACGTCAACCTTGAATGGGATTTCCGCCGCCTGCTTTCGTGCTTTCTCGGCGGAAGTCCCGTTATACTTGGAACCGCTGGCATCGTCAACCCCGGTTCCCGCAAAAGCCTTGAAAGCATGATGGGCGGTTCGCATCAATGCGGCCGCCTTCTCGCCTTCTTCTCGGCTGGAAACGGACAAGTCGAATTCGTCGTGAACCTGCAACATCAGCTTGAACCCGGCTTGATCCAGAAGCACCAAGGCCGCCTTCGCCTGATCCGCTGCGCTTCCCTGAATGAGCCGGTTCAGCGCTTTGTGGGTCCAGTCGCCTCCGGGGAAATGCAACCGGCGGCCGCCGATCGTTGTGATGTAGCCTTGACTTTTCGCCCTGTTCTGGATGAACCGCGCAAGCTTTCGCACATATGGTGCCCGGCCGTCGAACTGGTCAATGATCGCTTGGCCTTCACGTCCGGCCGCCCGGTAAGTCCTGTCCGGTTCCTTGCTCCAATGCTCCCGGTATTCCGTGGGAAGGCCCAGCATATCGCACAACTTCGCGCCGCCTTGGCCATAGCATAGGCCCAAGAAAATTTGCTTGGCCGCCTTCCGGTCCAGGCCGGTCAGCTTGGACATGAAGTCGTGGTTGTCCAAGTCCGGGTCTTCCACGTAGGCGCGGACCGCCTTTTGTGCGCCGTCCATATTGTGGGCCGCCGCGAAGTAGGTTGTCCACCGTGGTTCCTGCTGCGAGTAATCACAACACGCCCACAAGTCGCCGTCTTCCGGAAGGTAGATTTCGCGCCACATGTTCGCGAACTTCCCGCGCGCGGGCTGCTGTTGCATGTTTGGGTTTTGGCACGACATCCGGCCGAACCGAACGCCCTTGGTCCCTTTGCCGTCGTCGGCTTCTCGGGCCATCTGGTTGAAGGTGCAGTGAAGGCGGCCGTTCGTCATGTGGTTGCGAATGGACTTCACAAACGTGGTTCTGAACTTGTTCATTTCGCGGGCCGTTGCGATCGCTTCGCCGACCGCCCCGGCGGACGCCAACACTTCCCGCGTTATCTCGGGCGCTCCGGTTTCCGTCTTCCCGATGTCCAGCCCTTCCGCGCGAAGAACCTGTTCCAACGACCGCGCCTTCCAAACTTCTTCGTCACCGATCCGGAAGCCGGTTAACTGCCGAACTTGTTCATACGCTTCCCGCTCTTTCGTGTGGAACCAATCGTGAAGCTGTGAAAGCCGGTCCGTGTCGATCCGAACGCCGCGCCGCCGCATCTTCAACAGTGGCATGATGCATCGGGCTTCGAGGTTCGCAACTTCGACAAGGCCGCGCGCAATGATTTCCTTGCGCTGTCGTTCCCAAATCTCAACCGGCAAGGCCGCGTCGTGCTCGGCGTATTCGCCCACGAACCGCGCCGGGAGTGCCCACATCCCGCCCTTGGGGTCCACGTCGTAGGCCGCCGCCGCCTCGCGCAAGGTGTCTTCGGCCTTGGGCTTCAACCCGTGGGCCTTGGCCACCGCTGCAAGGGAATAGCTGAAGCGGAGTTCGTCCAACAAGACTTCGTTCAGCATCACGTCGCGGAACCACGTTGCCCCGAATTCGACGCCTTCTTCCATCAAGTAGTCGAGATCATAATTGATGTTTGTGCCCACCACCGTTCCGGTGAACCGTGCGGCTTGTTCGCGGAGATAGCCTAAAACGGCCGTCTCGTCCATGTTATCGCCGCCCCCATGTCGGATCGGGAGATAATACGAACCGGCCTCAGTGGCGAAGGAAACGCCGACAATGTAGCCTTCACGCCGAACCCCGATGCCGGTCTTCTTCAGCTCAGGGTCGCGGGTTTCAATGTCAATCCCGATCGTCGAGAACCGGGACCAATCGGCCGGAAGGTCGGCAAGGCGCGGTGTGCGCCAAGCCGTGTCCGGTGTGAACAACGGAAGTTGTCCGCACAATGTCAGCACATTCATTTAAGGGTTGCCGGGATTTGGTTTGTCCGAACGGCTTCGTGATGTTCAACGCAATCCTTGAGGTGAAGCGCAAACTTTGCCGTGATCTTTTCCAGGGAATGGCGTTGGCCGCCGCTCCCATAGACCATCGTTCGCGCGATCAAGTTGGTTGCGACTTTCATCACAAGGTCGTTCGTTAGCCCCTCGCAAGCCTCGTCGATCCGGTTGAAGAGATCAACGGCCGCGTCCATGTTCTCGGCTTCGATCCCGGAGAATTCCCCGTCTTGGATCATCCGGGCGATTTCTTCGTTCACTTCGACCTTAGCCATTTTCATCAAGCTCCCATGCGATAATGAATTCGCTGATTGTGTTGTGTAGGTCTTCCGCTTCGGCGACGGTGTGCCAGTCAACTTTCGCAATCATGTTGCATTCTTCAACGTTCAGGTCGTTGGCGACTGCATATTCCATAAGATCGCGGGCCGATAGGCGATGATGACCGATCGCGCGGGGCGAACCGGTCTTCCGTGCCTCTTGCATTATCTTCTCGGCGTAGTGCCTCGCTTTCTTCAGGTCTTGCAAGGGCTTTTCTTTGTAGCGGTTCCGCGTGACGTATTTCACGAAGTTGCCTTCAAGGTAGCCCAAGCGATGCTTCAAGATAAAGTCCCAACATTGAAGGCCGCCGCTGTTGACGTAGTGCTTCCCGCCAATCTGCTTTTCGTCGGGCCGGTCTTTCTCATAGCTGGTCACTATTCACATTCCCTTCTTCCGGTTGTGGGATCAATGTAACAGGCTTCAACGGGTTCCGCCTGCTTGTCTTCTGACATCTTGACGACTGGCGCATCGTCGGCGCTGTCGTCTTCTGACACCAGAATTCCCGCGCGCTTGCCGTCGGTGCGGTAGGTCGTGCAACCTTTGATGCCGCGCCGCCAAGCGTCCTTATAAATCTGCTTGAAGTCGTCCCACGAAACGGTGCTGTCAACGTTCAGCGTCTTCGACACTGCGCTGTCAACGTTCCGCGCGGCCGTGGCCAGAACGTCCATGTGTTCCGCAATCGTGACGTCTTGGGCTCGTTTCCCGCGAACGCCCAACTGTGCAACGCCGTAGTCTTGGACGCGCTCAATTCGCGGACCGCTGAATTCCTGAACCGTCCGGTCAAACGAGTAGCTGAAGACCGGTTCGATGCCGCTGGAAACATTATCGGCGCAAAGACTGATCGTTCCCGTGGGCGCAATGCTTGTCAGGTGCGAATTGCGAATGCCGTATTTGCCCACTTCTTCGCGGACATGCTCGGGCATCGTCTGCATGAACCCGCTGTTCAGGTAGTGATCCCGGACGAACAACGGAAACGGCCCTTTTTCCAACGCGAGTTCCACGCTTGCAAGATAGCAATGTTCGGCGATCAATGCCAACACTTCATCTTGGACGGCAAGGAAGGCGTGCGATCCATAGGGAAAGCCCAGCGCTTCGATCGCGTTGGCCATGCCGGTCACGCCAATTCCCATCCGCCTCTTGCTGTGGGCCTCTTGGCGCTGTTCGTCGAGCGGGTAGCGCGCGCGGTCCACAACGTTATCCATCGCGCGGACAATGTGCGGAATGTCTGTCTTCATCTGGTCATAAGAAAGGAACCGGCCGCCCGCGCCATCGTCGAACAGGTATTTCGTCAGGTTCAGGGAACCCAACAGGCAAGCGCCATAAGGCGGAAGAGGTTGTTCGCCACAAGGGTTCGTTGCAACGATCTGTTCGCAATAGTGCAGATTGTTCATCCGGTTGATCGTGTCAACAAACAGGACGCCGGGTTCAGCCCAATCCCAAGTGTTGCGCATGATGCTTTCAAACAACTGTTCAGCGTCAACGGTCCGGTGAACTTCGCCGTTGAACCGGAGCGGAAAGCCTTCGCCGCTTTCCAGGCAATCCATGAATTCGTCGGTGATCGCGATCGAAACGTTGAAGCCGGTCAAGGCGTGGTTGTTCCGCTTCGCGTGAATGAATTCTTCGATGTCCGGGTGATCCACGCGCAACACGCCCATTTGAGCGCCGCGCCGATGGCCGGACGAAGCAACGCATTTACAAACCGCGTCAAAGATGTTCATGAACGAGATCGGGCCGGACGATTGGCTTTCCAGCTTTTTGATCGCCGCGCCGCGCGGGCGAAGGGTGCTGAAGTCGTAGCCGATGCCGCCGCCTTGCCGCATCGTGGCCGCCGCTTCCGTCGCGCGTTCCATGATGTTGCCGGGGCCATCAACGAAGCTGTCTTCAATCGTGCCGCTCACAAAACAGTTGTAAGCCGTGACGTTTTTGGTTGAGCCCATCGCCGCCTGGATGCGACCGGCTGGAAGGAACCGCATTGAAACGAGCGTTTCGCGGAACGCCTCGAAGTGGTTTGGATTGTCGCGGAGCGCCGAAGCGATCCGGGTCATGGCTTCTTTGAAGCTTTCCCCTTTCCCACGATATTTTTGTTGGTGCATTTCTTCGGAAAAAGGTAGCTTCGGTCCCATTGTTGTTCCCCTTCAGACGCAAAAAGACTTCCGGGCGGAGCGTACCCCGCCCGGCTGTTTAGCTTTGGATTGTGTGGATCAGTTTAGAATGGGATTTCGTCTTCCAGCTCTTTCGCTGGCCCCCGCTTATCCGATCCGATGGCCTTCAGCTCGGGCCTGGATGTCAACAGGTTCTCGGCTTCAATTGCCTTGTTCCAATTTTCTTCCAGCCCCTTCGCTTCCTTGTAGCCTTCGATTATCATAGCTTCGTTGGCGTCCTTGGTCAACACATCCTCAACCGTCAGGTCGAAATTGTAGAACGTGCCCAGCTCTGCCTTTTCCTTCTCGGTCTTCACGCGCACGAGGCACTGGAACATTTGCTTCACGTCACGGCGGCCCTGCCAAGCCGTCATGAACTTGCGCAGCTTCTTCATCTTCGAACCGTGGAAGGCCAGGACCACAAGGCCCGCGTTCTCGCCGTCTTCGATCAGGTGGGCGAACAAATACTTCGTTTCGCGAAGCGTGTTGTCCGTTCCAGGGACCGGGATTTTGCCATAGGTCATTCCGGCCGCCCGCTTGCAGTCGTTGACGTATGGGCTCGCGGGGCTATGACGGCCAACCATGCCTCCACCGCTCTCACGGGAAGACCACTCAACCCACCACGTTTCCACGCGAAGCGGCTGGATCAGAAGCCCGTCCTTGCCGGGAACGATTTCCCCGGTCCCGGTGTTGATCAGCTCACCGGCTTTCGCGCCTTCGACTTCATCTTGGACTTCGGGCGATAGCGCCTGAAGAACGTTGATGAATGCCATCTTCTCGCCAACGTCAACGTCGCCGCCAACGGTGCTGTCATTTTCCCAATCAAGAAGTTCAGTCATTCGTTTTAGTCCTTTGTGATCTTTGCAGTCCGTTTACGATACACCCCGAAGAGGTCCAACGGGATGTCTTCGCCGTCTTCCAACTTCTCGCGAAGGAAGGCGTGAAGGGTTTGTGGGTGAATGTAGCGCTTGCGGTCGGCGGCTATGCCGTGCTCCACAAGATAGCGTTCCACCTCTTGGGCCAAGTCGTCTTCGCCCTTGTTGAAGTCCAGCTTGAACTGGTTCTTCAATAGGCTGTCAAAACCATTGTCCGCCAACCATTGGTGGGCTTCCTGTTCCTTGGCTTTGGTGATGTTGCCGACCAACTTTTCCGCGATGCTGATTTCAAAACCTTTGTTGGTCTTGAATTCCTGAATTCCGTTTTCGTCCATCAGGTCGGGAATTGTGCGTTCAGCAAGATCGGTGAAGCGTTCCTTGGCGGCCTTCAGTTGGCGTTCGGCCTCTTGAACCGCTTCGTCCGCTTCGTTGAGTTCGTCAGCCAATTGGCTCAGAACGGTAAGAATGTTCGTTGTCATGTTCGCCTTTCGGTTTTCCGTTCGAATATTTGTTCTCATCAATCCAGTATTGCCGCAACAAAGGAACCTTTGCCTTGGACTGCCGACAACCTTTGCATTCGCAATAGTTGCCGGTAAACACGGTGGACTTCTTCATTCGCTTCCTTTCCTGTCAACCGCTGATCAGTGCCGCCGCAAGGCTTGCGCCCTGGACGGCCCCATAAAAGCGCTCACCGCGTCCCCAATAGCCTTGGGCGTCCGTCTTGTAGGCGTAGCGGTAAGCCCAGGGGAAGGCGTACACACACGCCCCGGAAGCGCCCAGCGCGACGATCGGGTTGGCGTGGCCGGTGATGGCCAGCGCCGCGAGGATCGGAGGGAACCACAAGGCCGCGCGGATGTAAAGCGCCGTTTGGGCGTATTTCGCGAAGTCCTTCTTTTCTTGGTTAATGCGGTTCGCGATCTTGTGGATGAACTTTCCGCGCTCGGGCTGCCGAACATCGCGCCAATATTCGTCCGTGGATATGCGGCCCCAATAAGGCACCGTACGAAGCCATCGGCCCCAACCGATGCTTTCCCCGGCAAAGTAGAGAACGGCCGTCAGCGCCGCTGCTATGGGGTCCAGCGTGGCCGCAAACACGATTGCGCCGGTTGCCGCGCCGAAGATCGCGCCGCCTGCCTTCATGTGCCCACGTTGCCGGTTCATGAAGTAATAAGCCGGGATCAGGCCCAACCAAATCAGGTCAATCATTATCGCCCAACGCCTCCCGTGCGATCGCGCGAACCGCGTCCATGCGGTCTGGCAAGGTGATTACCCAATCACAATCTCGCAGCTTCCGCAACGCCGCGCGAAGCCGTTCAAGTTCGCCGTCTATCTTGTCCGCCAAATCGGCGGGTTCAGATGCGGTTGGGCTCGTCTCCCACCAAGCAACAATTCGCTGCCCCGTGGTCAAGGGTTCCGTCATCGCTGTTCGGTCTTTCTCAATCATGGGTGTTCTTTCGGTGGGTCAAGCCCCGGAAGGTGCCCCACGCCGCCAACACGGCCGCAATGCCGCCGATGATCGCGCCCCACCCGTGCAAGTCGGTGTACCAAGGCGCATTGACGGTTGGAACGTGAAGCGGGGCCACGTTCTGCCCCGGCTTCGTGATCTGCTCTTGACGTTGGTCAAATGATGGTGCGCCCATGTTTTACCTCAAAGAAGCGTGCGGAGATTATCAGGAACATCGGCTTCGTTGGCGAAGCCGTCGCGAATAGCAGAAGCCCACATTCCGGCCTCGGCTTCTTCGTTCAGGAAAGCGTCGGAACCGTACCGGGGCCAAGTCTCAACCCAATGAGCCAGATTTATATAACCGCGATCGCGAACCCGCTTGGCCATCGCTTCGACGCGATCCAGATCACGATGGGAAAACCCGGAAAGAATGAAGCGCTGGCCATCTGCCGTTTCTGCCAGAACTTGATTGTAGCCGTCTCCCATCAGGTCGATCGTTTCAGCAACGCGGATGCCGATATAATAAGCTTCGTTGTTCATCGGTGTGGTTCCTTGTGGTTCGTCGTTTCGGTTCGTGTAAGTTGCCCCACCCGATCGCCAAACACAAGGCCGTTCGGTTCCTATGGTTAATCAAATCCAATCGCGCAAGTTGTCGCCGGTCACTTGACTGGCAAGGTCGAACTTCTGACGAAGCGCCGTGATTATCTTTTCGTCTATCGTGTCCACCGCCGCAAGGTCCACATAGTTGACATGGTTCACTTGGCCGATCCGGTGCGCCCGGTCTTCCGCCTGCAACCGTTCCAGAAGCTTGAACGAATTGGAATAGAAGATCACGGTTGACGCGTTCGCAAGCGTGAGCCCTTCCGATCCCTTCGATGGGGTCGCAACGAAGAACTTCTTGTCCCCGCGAACAAAAGCTTCCTTGTTCTCGAAGGCGTCTTCTTCCTTCAGGGTGCCATCATAGCGCGCGGCTTGGTTTCCAAGCTGGTTGCAAATCAGATTGATGTCTTGGCGAAACCGTGCCCAGATGATCGCTTGCCCCTCTACATTCTCACACAACTCCGCCAAGGTTTCAAGGCGCGGGTTGCTCTTGTCGTCCACCGGCTCGAAGGTGAAGTGATCTTCCATGAGGTTGGGCATATACCCGCAAGCGACTTGCTGCAACCGAAGCATTCGAACGATGGCCAAGGTGCCGTCAATCACCTGCCCGTTGTCCAGCTCATAAAACATCGCGTCCCGAAGCTGTCGATAAACCTTGGACTGTTTGGGCGTCATCTCGAAGAAGCGCTTTTGATAAAGCTTCTCCGGTAAGTCCAACACATCGGTCTTCAGCTTCCGGTCGGTGATCGGGCTGATATAGTGCGCCAACTCATCCAAGCGGCGATATTCCAACAACTGTTTGAATTCTTGCGCGCGGCCGCCGTTGAAGGTGTGCCGGTTCTCGAAGATGCCAAAATAGTTCTGGAAGCCGTGGAACGTGTCCAACCCAAAATATTTCCAGAAGTCGTTTTCCAGGGCCTTGATTTGTGAATAAACGTCAAATGGTTTGTCGCCGATCGTGCCCGTAAGAATGCGCCGATAAGCGGCCTTCTTCGCGGCGCTGATCAAAAACTTGGTCCGCTTCGCTCCCGGCGTCTTGATCCGGTGACTTTCGTCAAAGATGATCAGGCACCGCCGACGCGTGAGCCAAGCCGTCAAGGCTTTCTTGCCCCGGTCCGTGATGGTCGCCGGGTAGGCCATGAACAGCCAGGAAAGCCCAACGCCTGAAACCGCTTTCATGTAGTTTTCGCGGAACCGCTTTTGGCCGCTCTTGCTGGAATGCCACGCGAACAGGCTGGACACTTCGGCCACGCGGTCCGGAAGGTGCCGCTTTAATTCCTCGCGCTCCCAATTCAAGTGAACGCCGTTCGGTGCAATAACGACAACGCCGTCAATCTCGCCGCGTTCGTATAACCAAGCGGCGGTGTCGATCGCGACTTTGGTTTTGCCGGTGCCCTGTTCCCACAACAGCCCGAAGGAATATTCGTCGCGGGTCTTCTTCCACAAGTCCAATTGATGATTGAAGGGACGGCTTTTGAATTCGTAGCCGTCAACGGTCACGCTTTCCATTTCAGGTTTCGCGTCGTCACGATCGCCCGTTTGCCGTTCGGATACGTCAACACATGCGAATGCGACCATGAACTTGGCCCCCTGTTGTAGCCTTGATGAAGTTTACCGGTGACGCCTGCAACATAAAGGCCATCAACGATGGCCGCCGAATGGGTGTGGGCCGTGTTAGCCTTGCGCCCGATCCGGGCAAGGTTGGCCGGTGA